GGTGCCAAGATTGGTTCGTCCGGCTACGGTGCCAAGATTGACAGCACTGGCGAAGGCTGTGTCATCATGTGCGCAGGTATTAACTCTGTAGCAAAAGCCTCAAAAGGATCATGGATAACATTATCCGAATGGTCTTATTCTGATAAAAAGAAAAGATATATCCCCGTTTGCGTAAAAACGGAATTTGTTGATGGAGAGAAGATAAAGGCGGATACATATTACAAATTAGCTGGAGGGGTATTTAAAGAAATACAATAGTCCCAAGGCATTGCTTATCGGAGGATCGCATGAGAGACATCTACATCAAAGACCCCGACGGCGAACCGGAGTACGACGGGGAGGAAGACAACGAGGAATATGAGGAGAGCATGGAAGAGCTTAGGTTCCTGTTAGATTCTTATAATTGGTAAACCTGCCCTTACGAGGTGCAACCCCGACCCAGACCGGCAACCGATATCCTAGACAAGTGGTAGGCCATGACGATATCATTGGCCCGGTGGAAAGGGACACGGTAGTGAGGGCAGGGCGGCCGATGGTCTTAGTCCGGGTTCGACTCCCGGAGGCTGACGAATTTAAATACACGATAACATGGATAAATCAGAAGAGATTGACAAATTAGCGATAGCGTTGGCCAAGTTCCAAGGATCGCTAGAGCAACCAAGCCTCAATTCCGAGGTTGAGGTAGAAACTAAAACGGGAGGAAAGTACAAGTTTAAATACGCAGATCTATCCGAATGCAAAAGGGCGGCGAAACAACCATTAGCGGAAAACGAACTTGCTGTATGTCAGCTAATAGAGGATGATTACTCCATCCGTACCATACTGCTTCATTCCTCCGGTCAATGGATATCGTCCAAGGTAAGGATGCCATCCAATACGGCGAACGCTCAATCCATCGGATCGGCCATCACGTACGCCAAAAGATACGCATTTTGCGCCATCCTAGGCATCGTGGCCGACGATGACGAGGACGCTAACATAGCGAGCGGTAATACCGCCCAAAAGGAGCAGCCTAAAGAGCAGCCTAAAAAAACGGCAAACTCCAGAGTAAAGAAAGAGCTTACGAGAGATCATCTAAACAATGAGAGCGCAATGAAATCCATATCGGAGTGGCTATACAATAAAGAGAAGATAGCCAAGGAGGCCAACCAACCATTCTCCGTAGAAAGCGTTATCAGCAATGCTTACATTATAGGAAAGGTAGAGATGGATTCTTTCGTAGAGATATACAACAACTATAAAATAAACAACAACCTGTCATGAGCAAAGAACTAGAGCTAAGCGGCAAGACCCCGCTAACGAAAAGCGATATCGAGGCTTTATCCATAGACCTTTTGAACCCGGTACTGGAAGGTGAGGTAGATCCCGTATCACACGTCGTCAAGTTAAAGGCGATGCAAGAGACCATCAAGAGGACGCTGGACGATGACCGGATGAAGGACGCTGTCCTTTCCGAGATCGAGAAATACGGGAAGGAGCGCTCTTGGAACGGGGCCACGGTCAAGATAAAGGAGACAGGCGTATCCTACGACCACTCCAATTGCAATGATCCGGTCTACGCTAGGCTGATCGAGGAAAGGCTGCTTCTCGATGCCAAGATAAAAGAACGGGAGGCGTTCCTGAAGACGGTGCCGGATAATACCACGGTCATTGATGACGAGACCGGAGAGATATACACGATCCATCCGGCGATACGGATGGCTAAGATGTCATATTCTATAACATTCAACAAAAAATAATCCACGCATGCCGTGGCTACGGGACGGTGGTTATCCCCGCCGTAGCGAATAACCGACCGCCCCGCTTATAAATCTAAAATTTAAAATCATAAACATTATGGCGAATTTATACGGCTCAATCTGCTTGAGCGACATACCGAAGGAGTTGATGAAAAAAGTAATGACGGCCAAGGGAGAGAAGATCTTCCTCAATATCTCGATCGGGGAGAAAAAAGAGCCTGTCACGTTCGACAACCGCACCTATACGCATTATGTGTCTTGCGCCCCAAGGAAAGAGGAGCGAAAGGAAGGCGTTTATTATGGCATAGGTGACTTGATGGAATCCACGTTCAAGAGCAATATCCCCTCACCGGAGGATATCAACAACGCCCCATCGGTTGGAGAAGACGATGGATTGCCGTTCTGACCATGGAACTATACTTGCTCAACACAGCCAGCGGATTGAGGCCATGCTATGATTCCGACTATGACGAGAAGAAAAAACTCAAGCTAGGTAAGATCTACAAGGCCAAGATAACGCTGGCACGGAACTACGACTTTCTGAAAAAGTATTTCGCCTTGATAAATTGCGCATGGTCTTACCAGAACGAGAAGACCACGGCGCATTTCAAGGAGAGCGTGGAGTGTTTCCGGAAGACCGTCGAGATCGCCGCCGGGCATTGCGATACGGCCTATAGCATATCACGTAAGGAATGGATAGAGGTCCCGAAGTCGATAGCCTTCGACAAGATGGACGAGGCCGAGTTCATGGATCTCTACGAGCGTGTGAAGGACGTGCTTTTCTCGGTATTCCTTCGTGATATATCCGAATACGATTTCATGAGAAACCTTTCGAATTTTTAGTCATGAGAAAAAGTGACAGGCCTCCAAATTATCTTATAGATAAGATCGTGAGGCATACCAACATTATTATTACCGCTCCTTATGGCAGCGTCAAATACATGGATGCTGCCAGACTCCTTAAAAAGGAAGTCAAGAAGCTGGAAACCTATAAGAAAAATGAGAGATCTTAAATACTGCCTCAATGAGGCATGCTCTAAAAGACATTGCCTCTGCCATCAACGGCAAAAACATTGGAAAGACCCGTCTAAAAAAGATGGGGAAACTGTAAGGCCGGAATCGGTCTTATTTAATGGGAACACCCCTTGCAAAGGGTATATCCCACAATACGAAAGAAAGAAGTATAACATTAATTATTAAAGTATATATGAGAAACTGGTTTATTAGCAAGGTCGCATATGAGAAGATGCTGGAGAACGGCATGCAAAAACGAGTGGTCGAACCCTATTTAGTGGATGCCCTCTCCTATACGGAGGCTGAAGCACGCACGATAGAGGAATTAAGGCCGTACATTACCGGAGAGTTCACTATCGCCGACATAACACGTAAAAAGATAGCGGAACTATTCTTTAACGATAACGGTGATAGATTTTATGAGATTAAGATCTATTTTATCACGCTTGATGAGAAGAGCGGCATAGAGAAGAAAACAGCGGCCAGATTCATAGTACAGGCGAGCGGCCTAAAGGAAGCGATCTCATGTTTCGAGGAGAATATGAAAGGGACCTTGGCGGATTATACCTTGGCAATGGTAAGCGAGACCCTTATTATGGACATCTTCCCGTTTGACGCTGATAGCGTACCAAAGGGCAAAACAGATAATTAATATTAGAGTGTGTTTTTCATGGTATTAGATTTAGTTTTTATCCCCGCCGTCCGTGAGGATACGCGGGGATTTCGGGCGGTAAGTATTCCGGGATGAAACGTTACGGAGTGCGCATGACGTAAAGAGGCCGGTTCGATCCCGGCACCGTCCACGAATAACAAACATATAATTATGGAAACAATACAGAATTTAGATCACTTGACAATGGCCATATACCTTATCACCGCAATACTAGGACTGATCGCATTGATATTGGCCGTATTCTTACTAATAAACGATAAAGAAAGGAGGAATCCATGGGAAAGAAAAGATACGAATTAGTGATAGCCGTTGACCCGGACATAGATAAATCCGGTATATGCGTACTGTCTCCTTCAACGAGACAGCTAATTCTAAAGAGCCTCCCCTTCCCTGTCTTAGTTGATTTTATCAAGGAGGCGAGAGAGAGGTACAAGGGGGTAGACATAGTGGTCATTGTCGAGGCTGGATGGCTTAACGAAAAAAGCAACTTCCATAAATCGAGGGGTAAATCCGGCGAGAGGATAGCCAAGTATGTAGGTCGTAACCAGCAAACCGGGATATTGCTTCTCCAGATGTGCGAGCACATAGGGATTCCCTGCGAGGAGGTAAAGCCTTTGACCAAGCATTGGAAAGGGGACGAGGGCAAGATAACCCATGAGGAACTCTCCTACATAGTCGGTCCCTTGCCTAAGAGAACGAACCAAGACCAACGCGACGCTACGATTCTGGCTTGGTGGTACGCCGATCTACCAATAAAAATAAAGACTTGGTGATATGGCGAAGAAGAGAGACGAGCAAGAAAAGGTGAAATGTGGCGATTGCGCCAACGGACATCCTCACAAGGGGCTATGCGTTTGGTGCATCATACATGATGCTGGACGGGTAGCTAACTCCACGAGATTTTGTAACACTTTTAAAAAGAGATAACATGGATATAAAGAAAATGTCAAACAGGGATCTCAAATATGGCATAGACCGATGCAACGCAAGGTTGGCCGGGATAATGCCAATGGGATACATGGACAAGGAACGATGCCTTCAGGCGTTGGAGCAATATAGGGAGGAATTGTATAATAGAGGAATAATATATTGATTAATAATATAAAAATATAGAAAGACATGAGCACATTTATGAAATTTATATCAGAGTCTGAGCCTTGTGTAGCATTAGAGGTAAGTCCTTTATGTGAATCTGATGAGTGCATAAGTTTTTTCATATCCGAATATTCGGACTACATGACCAAGAGTGTCGAAATAAGTAAGGATGATATTAGAAGATCGATAAAGTTCCTAGAAGAAGAATTGGAAAATGCCGACAACTGATATGGATAAAGGATTTATCATGTTATCTCGTAAATTATTTTCCCACAGAATATGGAAAGCATCCCGGACTTTTAGCGAGTGCGAAGCGTGGATAGACTTGATACAGTCAGCACGATTTGAGGCAACGCAGCTTACGGCTAGTATCGGAGGTAGGGAAATAACATACGGAAGAGGACAATATCCGGCATCCATAAGTTTTCTTTCCCAAAAGTGGAAATGGAACTCAGATAAAAAGGTTCGAAATTTCTTGGATATGCTAAAAAAGGACGGAATGATAACAACAGACGCGTCCCAAGGGATGAATGTTATAACGCTATGCAATTATGACTTATACAATCCTATAAATATATCCAAGGGCGAGGATAAGGGCAAGGGTAAGGGCATAGATATAGAACAAGAAATCAAAGACTTAAAGCTATCTTTGGGCAAGCTAAGGGCAAGCCTAGGGGCAAGCGAAGAAAATGAAGGGCAAGGTAGGGGCAAGAATAATAATAAAGATAATAATAATATACCCCCTACCCCCAAATCGGGGGACACCGTCACTCCCGTTCCGGACGCGGGCGATAACTCAGAAAAGGTAAAAACATGGAAAGATGATTTCAACATCTATTTGGATTTAGTCCGTAGCGCATATAAGAGCATATGCGACGATCCAAAGATCATGGAGACCCAACAAGCCTATTATCCCGGCGTAAATATAAAACTATCTCTCGAGAAGGCTTGCACAAATTTCTGGGCAACGGATGCCGGATGGAAGCACAAGAAAAAAAGCAGGGCTAAAGAGATTGACATGAGAATGACATTGATTAACGCAATAGACAAAAACAAGGTTTATTATGGCAAGAACGAGCATCGCACAGACCTCACTTACATCGTCCCAGATTGACGGGAAACTACCTCCTCAAGCCAAGGAGATAGAGCAGATAATACTAGGGGCTTGCCTCATAGAGAGCGACGCTTTCGAGAAAATCGCCTCGGAACTATCTGAGGCTGATTTCTACGACAAGAGGAACCAATCGGTATTCAAGGCCATATCCGGGCTATACAAGGAGAGAAAGCCCATAGACATGATGACGGTCACCCAAGCGATGTTGTCATCCGGAGATCTCGAGAGTATAGGAGGGCCGATCTACATAGCCTCCCTTACCTCCAAGATTGGGTCATCGGCCCATATACTGGACCACGCGATGATAGTCAAGGAGCGGTCCATACAGAGGAAGGGGCTAGCTATCGCCAACGACCTTGAGAACGCTATCTATTCCAACGAGGATATAGGTGACGTACTGCACAAGGCCATAAACGGATCAGAGAGCCTCATGGAGGAACTTATCGGTAAGTCCAATGGCGAGCATATATCCAAGGCTCTTAAAGGCTCCATGGACGGTTTATACAAGCGTGTGGAGATGGCTAGGAAAAACATCCGGTCTGGTGTAGACACTGGGCTTCACGACCTGAATAAGATCACTAACGGCTGGCAACCGGGAAACTTGGTGATAATAGCCGCTAGGCCCTCCATGGGAAAGGCTCTAAGGATGGATGCCAAGGTATTGACACCTTCAGGATGGAAACTGAACAAGGATCTTGCGATAGGCGACCAAGTTTGCTCCGTAGACGGGGCTGAATCACGTGTGACCGGCATATTCCCGCAAGGACATGTCAAGACATACATGGTCGAGTTCTCGGACGGTCGCAAGATCGAATGCTGTGGCAGCCACTTGTGGAGCGTAATATCTTCCAAGTTCAACGCCAAGGCCGAAAGGGTCGTATCTACCCTAGAGCTTATGGACTTGATAAGCAAGGAAAGATATTCCGGCAGAATAAGCATTCCTCGTTTCTCCGGGATATTCGGAGAAAAGAAAGATTTCGTGATCCACCCATATCTCATGGGAGTCTTGCTAGGAGATGGAGTCTTGAGCAAGGGGGTTAGCTGGTGCAAGCCGGACAAGTTCATCGCTGATAAGATCCAAGGTATGGTCGACTACGATGTTATCGTGTCGGATGATCGCTTCCTAGTGACCAACAAGGAGAACAGGAAGGTCAATAAATACCTGTCAGAGCTAAAGAGCCTAGGATTGTTGAATGTCCATTCCTACGAGAAGTTCATCCCGGACATGTACATTGACGCATGCAGGGATCAAAGGGTTGAGCTGTTGAACGGTCTTCTCGATACAGACGGGGATATAGACAAGAATGGGGCTATATGCTACAACACCACGAGCGCTAAATTGGCGAGAGGCGTACAAACACTTTGCTGGTCTTTAGGATATAAATGTTCCTTGAGAGAAAGACGCTCATTCCTTTATGGCGAGCGGAAAAGGAACAGTTTCAGGCTCGTGATCGTAGCGGACAATCCTAGGGAATGCTTCACGCTCCCAAGGAAATTCGACAGAGTGAGGCCAGACCGGAGGAACAAACCTTTGACCGTGATGTCCGTGACACCGACCAACCGCAGGGTTGAATGCCAGTGCATATCGGTATCGCATGAGAAGGCCTTGTACATAACGGATGACTACATAGTCACCCACAATACCGCCGTGATGCTTCACTTGGCCAAATCGGCGGCAAAATCCAACACGCCCGTGGCTATATTCTCGCTTGAAATGTCCGACATAAGCTTGGCTAACAGGCTGATCCTATCCGAGTGCGACGTAGATCCGGAACGGTTCAAGTCCGGGTATATGACAAACGAGGAGATTAACAAGGTAGAGACGGCAGTGAATGAGCTTTGGAGACTTCCGATCTACGTCGATGACAACCCGTGCGTGACGATGGACTATATCCGGTCACGATGTAAAATACTGAAGAAACAAGGCAAGTGCGGGATAATCATGGCCGACTATCTCCAATTGGCGGAGAGCGGTGAACGGGAAGGAAGCCGTGAACGTGAGGTAGCGAAGATGTCCAGAACCGCCAAGATCACGGCGAAGGAGTTAAAGGTTCCCTTCTTGCTCTTATCCCAATTGAACAGGGGAAACGAGGCCAGACCGGACAAGAAACCCCTCCTATCCGATCTTAGGGAATCCGGGGCTATCGAGCAAGACGCTGATATCGTAATGTTCATTCATAGACCGGAGTATTACAAGATCGAGGTCAAGGACAAGAACGGTAACGTAGAACGCAATTACGGAGAGTTGATCGTGGCCAAGAATAGAGATGGAGCCACGGGATTAGTGAAATTTAAGCATAATGACGGCATGACCAAGTTCTACGATTACGGGAGTTGTGACAAGGACATGCCATTTTAAAAAACAGATCATGGAAATAATCAACAGACTGAAGAACACCCCTACCGGGTTGATCGTGTTGGTAGGAGACATGAAAATTATCGTGGAAAAGTACAGGCCGTACTATAACGGCCAGAACAAGATCCCGTGCAGGGGATGCGTCTTCCGGGACGAGGGAGCGAGATTCTGCGAGTACTCATCTGCTTGCATGGCCCATCTGAGGCCAGATCACGAAAGCGTGGTGTTCGCTAAAACAGAGGTTTAACCATTCATCATAGTTGAAAGATGCATTCATCTATGATGAGAGTAGTGAAAATCAAAATCATGAAACAATACAACGATTGGGAAGAGATTGACAAGGACACGAACGGCCTTGTCACCTCGCTAACCTACATGGTGCTTTTCGTTAACGACCAAGTGTATAACTACACGGTATCGCTCATGGAGGCCATTAGGAATAGCGAGCACTACAGGCATAACGCCAAACGGACGGCCAACGCTATCGAGAGGGAGATAAACGCTTATAACACGAACATCTTCCGGATAGCCAAGGCTAACAAGGAGGCGTTCGCCGAGATAACGCAAAGCATGGAGGAGGACGTACAGCCTCATATAGACCGGTATTACTACACGATCAGCCAGATATTGCTGGATCACGGGGTATCAGGCTCATCTAACCGGATCGCATCCCTGTCATCCACGATAAACATGTTGGCGCAGATGTCTAGGATCACGATATACGATTTCGGCGAAAGGATGCGGGGGATCGTCCCCTTGGCGTACAATCCCCTGTCCTATCTAGATTTGGGCAGGGTAGAGTTCCTAAGTGACCGGTTATCAAGCGAGGTCACTGGAAAGGACGTGAGAATAAACTTAAATGAGCAGCCCGGGATCGTGAAGGCGTTCACGGCGATAAGCAACGCCTTGCTAAGGCCGGAGGTCTTTGAGAAGGCTTTCGACAGGGCGGGATAAATAAAAAACTATCAATAATGAAAGATGTAGAATTATTCAGGGATTCTTTCCAGAATTTTAAAACATATCAAATACCAAAGGCACAGCTTATAATAGCAGATGTGCCTTACAATCTTGGGAAAAACGCTTATGCTAGCAATCCGTCATGGTACAAGGATGGAGACAACAAAAATGGAGAAAGTGAGCTTGCGGGAAAGAAATTCTTCAATTCAGAAAACGAGTTTAGACCGGCCGAGTTTATGCATTTTTGTAGCGACATGTTAATGAAAGAACCTAAAAAGCAAGGTTGTTCTCCCTGCATGATATTGTTCTGTGAGTACGAGCAACAATTCATGTTTATCGAATTAGCTAGGAAATACGGGCTTATGAAATATATCCCGCTCGTTTTCCGGAAGAATTTCTCGGCGCAAGTATTGAAAGCAAATATGAAAGTAGTTGGGAATTGTGAATACGGTCTCTTGTTGTACCGGGAGAAGCTGCCTAAATTCAACAATGATGGAAGGATGATTTTCAATTGTTTTGACTGGGCGGTAGACAACGATACGCCTAAGATTCATCCTACACAGAAGCCTGTGCCGCTACTTCGCAGACTGATAGAGATTTTCACCGATAAAAACGACGTTGTTATCGATCCTGTAGCAGGAAGCGGAAGCACGCTATTGGCCGCAGCTCAATGTGGAAGAAAAGCGTATGGATTTGAGATAGATAGAATTTTTTACGACAAAGCAAACAGGCTTGTTTTATCAAGAATACAAAAAACATTGTTTTGATATGAGAAATAAAGAACTAATAGCTCTTCTCCAAGAGCAAGACCCGGAAGCGGAGGTAATGATCCGCACGTCCGATGGAGAGTATGAGTACGATCCGGTGGATGTCACATGGGACGAAGAGATAGAATGTGTAATTATTCAGGAGGGATAAATATGAATCAAATTTGCACGAATAAAAAACAATCATCACGCCTATTAGAGGCCGGGGTGAACCCGAAGACGGCGGACATGTATCTTGACGAGTTCGAATGTCCGGTCGCATTTGAATATAGAAGGATTGAAGGGCACATGGATCAAGATATGGCATTTCCGGCTTGGTCTCTATCCAAGCTGATAGACATGATGCCTAAATCATACCAAGATGATATTGACGGGATGGTTTATTACCTATCCGGAAATTTCGTTGAGTTAATGTACGCATCGGACTGGATCAAGGACGGGGAAGGTGACAATACTTACAATTGCGCAAAATCCTTCGACAAAGAGAACCTGATGGACAATGTGGTTGACGCTATCGAGTGGCTCATCAAGAGAGGTCACTTGAATAATAAATTCCTAACAGATAAATGCGGCGATTGCCGACTTATCGAGGATGAAGACGCTAACGGGGAAGCTTGGTGTTCATTTCACCAAAAGCCGGTAAGGTGCGATAGTAGAGCTTGTGAGGATATTTTAGTGAAAGGAGGATCAAATGATTAAGGCAATACTACCCGCAGTCATTATGCTTTCAGTAATATTCATATTATCCTCCGGAATGACAATACAGTTTAAGCCTTTCCATATATCTTTTTCCCAACCCTTCTTCGGCCTAGGACTCATATTGATGATAATAGGATTTATGTTATGCTTAGGTTCTTTTTATTTCAAGGGCCGTGATAGTATGGGATATAACAAGGGGTTTGAAGCAGGATGCGAATATGTGATAGGTTTAATTAAAAAAGAAAATAAATATGAGCAAGATTGATTTCAACGCACTCCGTGACCGTGCGTACAAATGCGCATGTGCGCATGGGTTTCATAATACGGAGTTAAGCAATGGGCATCTTCTGATGCTAGTGATAACAGAGCTTTCGGAAGCCGTTGAAGCGGATAGGAAAGGAAAATATTTCAAAGGCATATCGACTTTTGAGCGTGAGTTTAACCGTTATTCCGCTTTAGTTGATGAAAACAAACGTTTTGAATGCGCATTTGAGAAATATGTCAAGGATACGGTATCTGATGAAATGGCCGATGCGGTTATCCGCTTGCTAGACCTTGCAGGACTTCGAGGAATAAGCCTTGAATTTGCCAACGGCGATATTGATGACTGTATTGAAGATATGGCAGAAGCCTGTAAAGACGAAACTTTCACCGAATCAATCTATTCCATCTCTACACTTCCTGTTAGATATGATGGAATATTTGATTTTCCTACAGCCGTGAATGATATGATACTATCAATCTTCGGTCTTGCCAAGCACTTAGATATAGACCTGCTTTGGCACATTGAGCATAAAATGAAGTATAACGAATTAAGGGAGAATAAACATGGAAAGAGATATTGATAAGAGACAGACAGTAGAAGAAGCGGCTCATTTCTTCGCTGAAAGCAGGAGTAGCGGTAGTGCATTCCCTGCGTATTATCAGGGATTTATTGCAGGTGCCGAATGGCAGTCCTGTCAATCCCCGTGGGTAAGCGTGAAGGAAAGATTACCTAAAGAAAATGAGATGGTTCTTTGTAGAATGGTATCAAATGGAGCAATAGTTAGTGGTTATATAGTTGTTGAAGCCGGGAAACCTCCACGTGTCGCAACATCCGGTAATTTTGAGTTTGAAGATTACGGAGATTATGAATGTGATATGTGGATGCCTATACCCGATCTAGAGGAATAGTATTAACCGAGCCTTCCCTTGAAGGCTCATAATTAAAAAAATATATGAAAGCTAGAGAATTAGAAAAAAACTCACCATCGTTAGATCAGATATATAATATTATAAAAGAAGCGAATAAACGAAACGAGTATAAAATATTTTTCCCGCATTGGGTATACTTCTCAGATGAGTGCAAACTTGAACTCATGAGACAAGGATTCAAAGTATATCAAGGAGAATGGCTACGTGGGGATTATGGATTAATAATAGAATGGTAACAAATAATAAATAAATCATGAAGAATGAATATTTCAATATGATATGCCAGAAATCTACAGAAGGGAAAATGATAATAATGGCCGTTGTTCCGGATAATCTTCTGGGTGAAGGATTGCCTTCCATTTTTGAAGTTCAAGCAGTAAAGCTGGTTCCAACAATTTACACCGGGACCTATCCTACAATCAAGGTTATCTCTGAGACAATCAAAGATAGATCGGATTTGCAAGGTGAAGGTATTAATGGTATAGTCTCCGGAGAAAATTGGTATAATGTATCAAAAGAGGATAAGAATACTTACGGAATTAACATCTAAGAAAATATGAATGATTATAAAGATAAATATGGATATTCAAATCGGAGGAAAATAGAAGTTCCCCAAAGAGAGTTTACCATTCGAGGACATAAGGTGTCTGACATTAAGAGAGAAGATATTGAAAATTTCTGTAAAGCAAGAGCTATTCCACCTGAATGGTTGGTGAGTGAGCTTATCAAAGAAATTGATTAACGTAAAACTAATAAAAACTGAATCATGTTGCAAAGCAAAATAGATAAGGCCATTGAAACCCTACAGAAGTATGAAAAACTTGCTTTGAAATACTCTCCAAGCGGTTTTCATGTGGCTTTTTCCGGAGGCAAAGACTCACAGGTAATCTATGAGCTTTGCCGGATGGCTGGAGTGAAGTTCAATGCCTATTTCTACAAAACGTCTGTAGACCCGATGGAAGTACTTCGGTTTATCCGGTCAAACTATCCCGATGTGACTTGGCTGTATCCGGAAAAAACGATGTTTCAGCTTATTCTTAAAGAGAAGATGTTACCCCTCCGGAATCGTCGATACTGTTGTGAAGTAATCAAAGAACGAAGAGGATTGAATGAACTTGTAGTAATCGGTATAAGGAAAGAAGAAAGCGCACGCCGGGCAAAACGTAAAGAGTTTACTTCCGATTGCAAGCTGGGATGCGATAAACCTTTACTTTCTATCATTCTCGACTGGACAACTTCGGAAGTTTTCGAGTTTCTGAAAATGAGAAATATTCCCGTTTGTCCTCTTTACAAAATCATGGATAGAATAGGTTGTATTGGTTGCCCTATGAATAGTAAAGGCCAACGTTCAGAATTTCGAATGTATCCACTACACCGTCGAGCATATATCAATACAATAGAAAAGCTACGGACTTTATACGGAAAGTACTTAGAGTTCGACTCTGCCGAAGATGCCTTTAATTGGTGGTGTTCCGGAGTAAGCAAAGCCATCTATTTGGCTAATAAAAAACAATTAGAAATTCAATTTTAAGAAGATATGAACATGAAAAAGAAAAAAGTTACAATGCTAGCGATTGAACATTCAAAAAAGGTGTGTGATCCACAGCCAGAATCAATAGACCGGATGGATGTCAGAAGGTTGGTTATGGATGCTTATAGGATCGGTTATAATAAGGCTCATTCCGAGCATGTAAAGTGTATGAGCGATATTGTAAATATGAACTTGTCTGATATAGATTTTCCCGTGTTTACTCATACCAAAGAATTTAGAAATCACTTCGACTTCATAATGATGAAAATTAAGGAACACTTTAACGGAGAAAGATCCGCTATTGTCGATAAAAATACTTGATGAGCCAATCAAATCGAGGAATAAGTAAACTATAATATGTCATGAAGTTAGGCAAGCAAACGATAGTGTTCTTGGCCGTAAACAAGAATGGTGACGAGGTTATCCTTGATAACTTCCCCGTGCGGCAAGGAGAGGTATGGACGGACGAGAGATCGGCGCATGACGAGGAATATTTTTCCGTCGAGGATCACAACTCGGCGATCGTACTTCCAAAAGGCAGTATTTATAAATTAACAAATAAATACTTAACGTGGGAAGACGATCCCATATCTCTTAAATCCGTCATTGAGATAGACTCATTATAACAGGCACATCAAGGCCATCTAAATGCAATAGGTTTTGATCAATATGTCAAAACCTATTACTTATATCATATAATTTTATCGCAAAAAATGGAACAGCAAGATATTTCATTATCCTATGGGATACACCGTTCTCCATCTATTGGAAACGAGGGGGAATTATCAGAATGCGTGAATCTGATACCAAAGAATGGCGAACTGGTGAATATACAGCCTCCAAAAGAACTAGGCATAACCCTTCCGGAAGGATCGATACTTATGTACGTGCATCGGACAAAGGATCTCCTTCACTATATCTTTTTCCAGACGAATGTTTTACGCTATGCGGATACGGACGGAACGACCCATCTTATAGGGGCGAACCAATATGACAAAATTCCCAAAGCTATCACGTCCATAGGAAACACCTTGATTGTAATAAGCGAAGATCCTATAAGATATTTACTTTGGGATGGAGAGTTTTATAAGGAATTAGGAGATAAGCCCCCCTTCCCTATCCTGTCATTCGGATTGGTAGGATCATTGGATAAGACCGAACAATTGTCCGTATCCGTTGATCCTCCCTATAATGGAGCCTTTACGGAAGATCAACTATCAACTATCAGTAATTCCGTGATGGGATATGTCTCAAAATTTATCAGGGAGAGAAGTGTAGATCGAGGCATGTTTATATATCCGTTCTTTATTCGTTACGCTTATAGACTATATGACGGAACGTCTTACATGCAATCAGCCCCGATACTGATGATACCATCGTCCGGAGTAACTCCTCACGTTCCATTTACTATTGACGTGGACACAGAGGATTTTGACGCAAAGATCATTGTAAACTTCATTATATCCTCAGTGGTATGCTCCATTAATTACAAAGTCAGCGGAATGGGGAATCAAAGGGAATGGTGGAAGGACATAGTTAAAAGCCTTGATATATTCATAACGCCGCCAATATACACCTTTGATTATTATGGGGAGATTAATGGGGCACAAAAGATATCAGACGATAACGGTTTCGGGGTGTACTCTATAGGTGGAGGATATTACAATAGGCATACATTCGAGGAAGCCTTATCCATAGCCCTGCCGGGATCAGGTTATACCGATCAACTCGTCTTACCCGGAAAGGCCATGGATAATAAGGTGCCGGATAATTCATTGTTTTACAAAGTAGCAAGCATAGCGTATGAGGACTTGTGCGGTTATAACGGGGGTGAAAGACGCTCTCTAACTTTAGAGGATAATGTGCTGGGATCGTTGCAAAATCGAGAGCAACTTGTTGACGCGGACGGGTACCAGAATTTAGATTGGCTAATACCTGATTATTCCTATACTTATAACCAGCGGTTAAATATAGCTAATATAAAAAGGATACTATTTGATGGTTATCCTCCGGAGTCCATGGTAACGTACAACGACGGTAGCAGCACGTTGAGCATAAAGGTTTTCATAAGAGAAGGAGAAAAGGATATCGTCGTTCAAACATCCTCCTCATATAACCTTGGTATCAATTTGCATTACCTATATTACCCCAACGCTAACGCATACAAGATGGTGATAACACGGAATTCGGACGGATACCAAGAGATCGTTACCCTCTCTCCGCATAACACGCTGAACGGGGCTTACTATTTCGACTCATACGCCCCGATCATATTTAAACCGGGCAGCGATAGCACACCAATATCAACGGACAAGTCGGTCAATATGCCAAACAAGATATATACGTCCGAGGTCAATAACCCGTTTTATTTCCCGTTGGCGGGAATAAACACGGTGGGAACCGGTGAGATCGTAGGTATCCGATCCACCACTAAAGCACTGTCCCAAGGGCAATTCGGGCAGTTTCCCTTATACGCTTTCTCTTCCGATGGGATATGGGCCTTGCAATTATCGGATGCGGGATTGTATTCCTCCATCCAACCTATAAGCAGGGATGTTTGCAATAATCCGGATAGTATCACGCAACTGGATTCCTCGATAGTATTCAGTACCGAGCGTGGCCTTAAATTATTGCAAGGCTCCGATATCAGCCTTTTATCGTCATCGTTGGAAGGAGTAAATATTGATGAGACATTCTTTAATGTCAACCCGGATTTTAGCGATCTTTTCATCCCGGACACGGAAACTTTCGTAGAGACATTGCGAGCTTGTAAGATTGCCTATGATTATACGAATTCCCTATTGCATATTTATCCCAAAGGGACTAGAAAGCATTATGTATATTCTTTGGACACCGGGGAATTCTCCACTTTCGTAGGGGAAGAGGTCAAGGCCATGGCGCAAGATTATCCAAGCTCGGTAGTGCAAATAGGTAACGCCTTGTACTCACTGGAAAAATATGTCTCGGAAGATACCAGAAAAGGCATAGCGATCACACGTGCCTTGACGTTAGGAGATCCTTTCTCTTTGAAGGTACTAGTCGATCTTAGGACGTTGGGTTTACGAAAGGATGAGTCCTCGAAAATCAAGATAGCGGTATTCGTAAGCGCGGATAGGGAAAATTGGTCCCGGCTTAAATCTCTTAGGCAAAGGGCTTTTAAATACTATCGGCTCGTTTATTTCTCAAACCTATATGATTTAGATACATTATCAGGGACAAGGATATTGTTCGAGACCAGGAGAAATAATAAACTCAGGTAAAAAAATTACAGTATTCATTGCCATAATTTAAAAAAGTCATATATTTGTAACTGCAAAATTCGTAATATTTACGTAAATTTTCATAGTTAAGGTTATAAGGATAGTGGGTGCGTGAGCATACGCTATCCTATTTCACTTTTTATTCCCATTTTTATAACTGGCCGCTACCTTCAATAACTCAACAGCGGAATTAGTGTTTTTAGCGTCCTCGAACTTTATAGAGGATACCTTTGGCACCACGAACTCACTAGCCTTTAAATAAACAGCGCATTTATCCTTATCCTTTAGCTTGAGGAAAGCTTTCTTGAACTCTTCCTGATTGTCGATTACGAAATCACGGAAAAAATTCTTTATCTCCGTGTTCTTGTTCCGGGTTCCCTTCTCCCTTCCTCCCATCTTCATGTGACCATTCTCAAAACCTTTTCCCATGATTTATAATCTGAAATAAACATCCTTAACCTGTGTCTCCCTTGCCTCGTTTATGATATTTCTTCGATCCTCCTCCTTTTGAGAGGCGTACATCTGTACCCTAGATGGATCTACCATCCTATACCAAAAAGACAATACGCTATCAACCACGAAACGGTGGATATAAACGGCCAATCTCCTCGGATCCCCACGCCATCCTCTTTCCATCACCAAGTTTATGATCCATTCCCTATCATCCTTCACCTCGTCCGTTACGGCACGGCTCTGAACCCAAGGGGAAAACGCCCGTAAATGGCCGGTAGCCTCCGACAATGCGTCATTCACTTGACGAAACATCCAATCCGCCGTTTCCTCCGAGGTCTCCAGCCCAGCTCTTTCTTTCCCGGGAAGGCCCGATACATCCCCTACCTTCCATGTCTCGAAATCCACGTCATACTCGATCTCGCACCTCAATAGCGTTATCGTTAACTCAAATCCACGCATATCGACACGTGGCTGTATGATTTTCCTGTCTCTCATATTTCTCCTGTTTCTATAATGACATCATCAACAATTACATCATCGATATCCTTAAACGGCTTCCTCTTGCACTTTCGCGGGGTTTTCCTTGAATAGGCGGTTTCCTCTATCATGGACGCTATACCCTTTAACTCCTCCTCTATCTTTCCGGCTAGTTCCTCAAAGTAAATCAGGCACCAATTCCAAAGGACGAACCACACCACGTATTTATGGGCCAAGGTCGCCAATGACTCGCTATCATATCCTCCACGACGATCCTTCATGCGCAACACCCAATTCACGGCATCGGTATCCAATGAGTCATCCGAATCGCCGGGTATATCCTCCAAGATACCGGACAAGGAAACCTTTAAGGTCGCCACCGCCTCCTCTATCTTGCGTCTTATAAAAGTATCATCGGCCTCGTTATCATCGGACTGCGAGGAGAATCTTTTACCGGGATCCTCCTTTCTCATATCTCCCAGCCTCCACGTCCACTGGTCTATGTCATGCTTTAAATATGTCCAACCTAGATTTATGTCCATATCATGCTTTTTTTAATAGCGGGGGATTCTTCCTGTATATATTCTTCACGCACATAACGGACATATCCTCCCACAAAGATTTATAAACCCCTATCCTATCAGGCTTCCGATCGGAAAGCCAACTCATCATGGAATAACCTACCAGAGCGTCCAACAGGTTCTCGTCCAATTTCCTGTTGACATTCCAACGTGTATCCTCCGTCCTGACCTCCCATACGAACCCTTTTTCCGAATAAGCGGAAGAGGTTATGATTTTGGCCATACCTTCTTCAAGAACCCTCGCCGCCTGTTCCAGATATGTCCTTATAAGAGGCCTGTCCTGTTCCGTTATCTTTATCTTTAGATATAGGCTTTCCCCGCTATCCCCGACGAGATCACGTCCCTCGAAGCTGGATAGCATCTCGCATTTATCTATCGCCTTTATATATTCAAAATCATATGTCATTTGTGATCCTTTTCTGGCAAAAATAGGGCTTTAGGTATGATTATTTTGTTATTTTGGTTATTCTGACAAAACCAAGTGCTTTTATTCGATTTATTTGCGATTAAAAAGATCAATCATGAAACGACTTATTCCTAAATCACGGTTTTCCCGACGCCCCACGACGGTTGATAGCGTCAAGCACCGCATCAAGATATCAGGCACGGACAAGACCAACATACCTTTACTGTCTAGGTGCCAAAACGCTTGGGAAAACCTTAGCGATTTCAGGGCCACCCGTCTTCGTAATTTCCGTTACGTGTTCGGTGACCAATGGGGTGATATCGTGGTGGACAAGGACGGGAAAAGGATGAAGGAACGTGATAGGATAGCGAGGCGTACGGGAGGGGTCGCTTTGCAGAACAATCATCTTTTCAAGATCGTAAATACTTTGGCCGGGTTATACGCAAAGACCGCTACCCTTCCCGTATGTTTTGCCCGGCAGAAAGACGCGGATACCAAGTCACAGATGATGACGGACGCTTTACAGACCAACTGGGAAAATAACCTTATGAAAGATGTCCTCACCTCCGAAATGATAGAGTTTATTTGCGGTGGATGCGCCGTGGTAACGGAAGAATGGTCTAGCCATGACGATATAGAGGACAGCTACACCTACGTGGTCAACCCTTCCTATTTCTTCTATGAGTCGAAAGCCAATGATCCAAGGCACTGGGATGATTCCTTGATCGGGGAGATCCGTGACTATACATTAGGCGAGCTGGCCTCGGTATTAGCGGAGTCCGAGTATGATTACAGGCAATTGGAGGAGATTTACTCACCTTGGCTCAATCGTATGGAAAATCTGGGAACCCAGCAGACGGATCGTTTCATGGACGAGTCTTTCGACACGCCTCCCGCCGCCGACCTGTGCCGGACCTACCATGTTTGGACACTGGAGAACAAGCCTAGATACCGTTGCGTGGATATCATGGACACCGATGATCCTATATACAGGATAGAGCTTAGCGATCTTCCTGTCATCAAGAGAGAGAACGAGGATCGTATGCGTATGGGAATGTCACAGGGATTACCTCCGGAGGAGATCCCATTGATAGAATACACCTATATAATAGATCAATATTGGCATTTCCAAATGCTATCACCGGACGGACGTGTACTTACCGAGTATGACACGCCTTATGAATATAAGTCTCACCCCTATATTTACAAGCTACACTATTTGGTGAATGGACGGACAGTTCCTTTTATTTCCGTTATCATAGATCAGCAACGATACATCAACCGGCTGATCATGCTTAACGACTTGGCTATCCAATCAGCGGTAAAGGGAGTAAAGATGATCCCTAAAGACTCCGTTCCGGACGGGATGTCCAATCGTGAGTTCGCCGAGCAATTCGTTGAGATCGGATCATTTATTTTTTACGAGCCGTCCAAGAGCGGGAACAAACCGGAAGTCATAACATCGAACTCTACCAATATCGGTACCACGGAGCTATTGCAATTACAATTGAGTTTCATAAACGATATAACGTCCGTGTCGGAAGCCTTGCAAGGGAAAACCCCGTCGGGATCAACAGCGGCAAGCAGATATGCCATGGAAACACAGAACTCCACTACATCTATCGCTACGTTACTAACCAAGTTCTCCACGTTCGAGGCCGAGATCGCTCGCAAGAAGATGAAAACGATCCATCAATATTATCAATCCCCAAGGAACATATCGATGGAGAGATCCGCAGGTTATGCCACTTATAATGAGTATGACCCGAAGACAGTCCAAGATATAGATTTCAAGGTCAACATCAAGGAATCCGCTGAATCTCCGGTAGCTAGAATGATGTTAAACGACTTGGTGAAGGAATTATGGATGGCCGGAGCCATTTCTGCGGAGCAAATGTTATCACTATCATATTACCCCGGATCAGACCAGATACTTCAGTCCATTCAATCCAACAAACAAGTAGTTGAGCAAGGTGGAAATATCCAAGGTGTCCCAGCTGATCAAATGAACGCAATCAACGGACAGGTTAATCAAGATGCGCTCAATAAGGCACGACAAGCCTTGATGTCAGCATAGAGGATAAAGTGTAATATCACTTTCTTTTCCCTTCTATGCTCATTAGGTGCCTTATCCTAGCCTTAATCTCATGAAAGTTTATAGGCTCGAACGACAACGATTCTATAAGGCGGTCTATCTCCCGTCTTACAGAATCGTTTCTTTTCTTGTTATGTGATCGTGTCTTAGTCATCCATGGCACACATATAAATCCAAACCTTGCCTTCAGGAGCGTCATCGTCAAGGAAATAGAAATTTATAGCGTCCTCGATGATCTTTTTCTCGGCATCTGGACCGAACCATTCCGTAAACTTTACTTCCTTGTCGTGCCAGTTTGCGTTAAGAGCAACGTACACGTCCCATATGTTGGTATTTCCCGGGATGCTCATACCTTTTATAGCGGTAGCCACCTGCTCCATATTCCAGTGCTCACCTTTATGTTCTCCCGCCTTGCCTTTATGGTGCATTGCCGCCACGTCCATCTTAGCGAAATGCTCATTATAATGAGGACCGCAAAAAACCTCATGTATATCACGTATGGCCTCGTCATACGTGTCGGGATCTTTCTCTTTTAGACACTCCATAGCCTCGTCCAGCTCGCATATGGCCTCCCACATCTTTTTCTCGGATACCATCCCTTTCGAATGATAGTCCTTCATCAATTCCTTGTATCTCATACCCTGTCATTTATTTTATTCTGTGAATATTGATTTCAGTTCCAGAAAATCCGCTTCCGTTATACGGATAGCGTTAGTGTCACCAAGGATAAAATTCATGAGTCCGTTATCTGGAAGCTCTATCAAGATGGAGCCTTCCCCGATCGTGCCTTTCAAGAAACCTTGCTCGAACTTGTAAGGTTTCATGCTCTTGAATACGTTCATAGCGTCATCGAATAACTCTTCCTTATCGTAATTGCCGTTCTCGTCAGCGACGAACATCATGAAACCCTCCACCTTATCGGTGATCTCCTTGTCCTTTTGCACGAGGATGTTGTGGACACCTCTTTTCAGATACTTGCCAAGGGGCTTGAAAGCCGTGTTACCGGAGACGAAAGAGTCAACCCTTTCCTCCGCCCATATCTCCACCGAGTTAATTAGCCTGCTTTTTAGCTCTAGAGCTTGTTGCTTTAGTTCCATATGACTCTTTCTTTAATTGTTCCACTTCCTCTCTCAAGGTATTGATAGCATACCCTTGTCTCTTGACCTTATCGATCAATTCGATAAGCATACCTTCCTCACGTGTCATTTTTTACCTCCTTTTCCGCTATTCTTCAATTTAAGGAAGTCGGCGTATGGCATATCGGCGTATTTGGCCGTGTACTCAGCGAACAACGCCATGTTCTTGTTAACCTCCTCTGAGGCCGATTTCTTTATCTTCTTGGCCATTCCCAACAATTCCTCCAAGGCGGCCTTGCCATCCTTGCTCTCCTCCACCAACGGACGCATGACGCGCATGTATTCACGGTTAAGGATAGCCATTACCTTCTGGTAGGACTGTTGATACTCCGGATTGTTATTGACCATTTCGAACTCGCTATCCGACATCTCGCTAACGAGCTTATCTATCTCGTCCCACACCGGATTACGGCTTTGGGCCTGTTGCGCAGAAGGGTTAAGCATACGTTGCTTCTGAATCTCCATCTGTTGCTGCGCTTGCTGGAGACGCTGAATGTTTGCTTCTATCTCGCTTATATTCGGATTATAAGGGTTGCTACCTAATACAGGGTCACTCCCCCCTAAAAAAACATTTGTCTGCATGATAATACTGTTAGTGGTTAAAAAAAGGAAAGCGGCAAGCGCCCCCTAGGGAGCACAAGCCACTAACTTTACCTTAAGCCGTAGGTGCCGGAGCGGATGCCGGGCATGAGCACGGATTGTAGCTAGGATAGCCTGTTACCGTAGGGGTATTTGGCAATACCAATTCTCCCGTGATCATACGGCTGGTTCTACGATCGGTGTAATTGACACTAGCCGTGAACGCCTTCTCGATCTCGCATTGAAGCAACTTGTCTTGGTAAGGACGAATCGCCGAACCTACAGCCACCTGACACCTCAATTCATCGATCTGAGCCTTCAAGACATCGAACTGGTCTCTTTGGTTCTTGTATAGACCAAAATCAGCGTCTACCTGTGACTTGTACAATCCGAAATCAGCGTCTACCTGTGACTTCCACAAGGCGAATTTCTCGGCGATATCCGTCTGGCGGTGATCGTAATCGGCTTGCATACCTGAGACTTTCAATCCCCACATTGCGTTTGTAAGCGATAACGCCTCCTCACAGCCCTTTTCCCAAGCCATGAACGCAGTCGGAGCGCCTACCCCGGAACCACCACCGCCTCCTGTGGTCGTGTTGATGTTAACGTTCTCTGGCATACCGGCTCCCCAGCCACCGCCGAACAAGCCGCCACGGTTACGTGACACCGCCCAAGCTCCAAGAGCCGTACCAATGATACCCAATGTCAAGCCGGCGTTACCCACGCCCTTGCTTGCGTAATCCTTGTGCTCATCCTCATGGACGATCTCTTTCTCCTTAATGATTTTCTCTGCTTCCATATATCATGAATTTTATGGTTATTCCGGGTTATCCCGGCACCACAAAAATCCAGAGAAGTGCCTTGCTAAATAAATATCTCCTTGCTAGCTTGTTGCGAGGTTGTTGCTAGTTCTTTGCGGAAGGGGATGAGACAAAAAAAGCGCCGCCAATTTGTGTTGACGACGCTTTTACCTTTTAAGGGAGGCTTTATTATGATATGGAAAGGAGCTCTTCTCCTAATTTATGCAAGGCTGTTTCCAATACATGCATTGTAGCGTGTTTGGACTAGATATATGTTTTTTCTATCTGAGTATTTATCAAAACTATTCCTTTCTAGGAATTCATTATACTCCTTAGCTATTTTTTCATCTAAATTTTTCATATCATTCTCTTTTATATAGCATGAAATAATTTTATATGGTAGACAGGAACTCTGACAATGAATCCATGTCCGAAAATTCTTTAACCTCACTGTCCTCATGCATATTCCTCGGTTTATTTCTATTACCTTTTACTATTTTCATCATCAGATCTATAGAGTCGCTCTCATTCTCCATAGAGACCCTCACTTTATCCAAGGCCAAAGCCTCTATTGTATTGCATAACTCATCCGCAAATGATCGAGACATAAAATATACATCCTTAAAATCTATACGTACACATGGGCTATTCAAATCCTTAGCCCTTATATAGATTTTTTTAGCTTCTGTCCTAGAACGAAGCTCTCCCCTTATCAATTCTGATATCACAATTGTCTTTTCCATGATCTTCATTCTAAATATTCATAAAAATTAAACATCCTTTCCTCTTTATATGGTATCCTTAATGCCACTATAGTTCCATCCCATTTTATATAATCAGGAAGTCCTATATATGATGTCTCTTCCTCTGACATAAGATGAAACGCTTGCCCAGACAGCAAAAAATATGTTCCTCCAAGTCCCTTAGACAACATTCTCTTGCAAGTACTTATACCATAACCACGATTCTCGGTATCTGGTAAATTTTTAGTCGATATACCCTTTCCAGCGCTTTTTAAAGCCTCCACATCGTTAGTTATACCTCCCTTGCCAGACTTAACATAACTACCCAGTATACTTATACCATTATCCGCTATGCAAATGTCTATATAACTCTTTGACGGATAATACTGAGCAAATATATAACCAAATTCACTCTCTGAATGTTCAGATATATTGTCAATCGTCTCAGTCAGCATATAAGATAAAGCCTTTCTCAACTCTCCTTCAATATTTAATTGCCTTATCATTATATTCTCTGCTACAGACAGTATATCGTTTTTTATGCTATCCTTGCTTTTACATCCCGGGAACTTTATTATAGGAATATATTTTTTCATAGAAAAATATTCCATATAATTATGAAAATCACTAACACTGTCAGCTACTACACCTCCTTCAAAATGAATAGAGTCCAGATAGCTTTTAACACTGTCCGATATATTCTTGCAAACCACATTCTTACCGCACTTATCTCTATAAAGCATAAGAGGCAATAAGAAAAATGGAGTCACAAATGCCGTATATTGGAAGTTCCATATGAAATCATCATCATCGGAATTCTCCATTTTCAGGATTATCCTGAATAGATGATTGAAGGCTTCTCCTATCCTAATATCATTTACCGCATGTGGCATATATATTTCCATAATGAAACTTTTCGTATACAACAAAGCCTCTGCCAAGGCTGGTTACTTGACGAGGCTACAAAATCACCTTTTACGCCGCAAAGGTCGCACAAAATTTTGTTATATGAAAATTTTTTCATAGACAAATCACATGCCTTACAACATAACGCACCCTCAGACCGTACCGGATAGCTCCTCTTTGACGCTCTCCACCGTCCTTCTCAGATAGTAACTCCTCCTTATCCTGTCCGGATACAAGTTCCGCATCCGGTTCACGGCTTGCCTCGTCATTCCCGTCAGATCGGATATGATATTGTCGCTCAACTTGCGATCGGCCAGTATGGTTATAGCCACTCCCCTAGCGTCAACGTTCCTCTCCTTGTTGTTGCTAAACATCATTACCGGATCGGTCCCGCACTCCTTGCAGACTGCCTCTATCACTTTTTTGTAAAAAATTTCCACCTTTTACTATCAAGCCGGGCAAAAAAAAAATGCACGGCAGAAAGACTTATAAGAATCTTCCCGTCGTGCGTGGCATGAAAAAATAATCAAACTTCCGATCCGATTATTTAGGGAAGATTCTTTTTTTCTTTATCCTCCCTTTCCGGCTCGTTCTCACGAAGTCACCATCAAACTAATATAAATTATCATGAACAAAAAAACGTCAGCCCTTGTTATTCATATAACGCATTCATTCTATTATCAGAGGTTTCTCGGGCGTGAGCCATGGAAGCCTCACCAAATTCTATAAAACCCACCTATCCCGACATAGGGTGACAAGCCATTCTTACCGATCCCATAACCTGCTATAACTCCTATTCCCCATCTACGGGGGGAGATCGTCTTGGTTATATACTCAGTCCTTCTATAAACCTCGATGTAATCAAGATTAGGCTTATAGCCGGATATTGACAGCCGGTAATCATCCGTCTTGTACTCCTTTTGAGTTATCGGCACCGGGACATATATAGGTTCCTTAATCGTGTCACCGTCTAATGTAATGTAGACAGGAAAAGGCTCTGGTATCGTCTGCACCAATGTCTCGTAAACAGGATACGGGATACTGTCATGGATCGTGTCGGTTATTAATACGGTATCGGATTTAGACACGACTTTATCAGTCACATCCCCCCGGATATGGTAGCCAGCCGTGAAACTGGCTACCAAGCACACTAGTATTAATATTGCTTGCCACGGTTTCATTTTGCGATTCCCTCAATACGGATGCGCTCAATAAGGATTTGCCTATAAGCTTCCATCGCTCCGAATTGTGCACGTAGCAATACTTGCTTTTGCGTTGACAATCCTTTGAACATATCCGTACCAAAAAACTTACCTAGCTTTTCTTGTTTATCGGATAATTCGGACAATTCTATTTGGAGACGATTCATAAACGTATCACAGATCTTATAAGCCTTCTCGAATGGCTCTGCTGGACTCCATGACTCGTAACCGTCTTGATACTTCACATGATATCCAGCATTTGACTTCTCGCTTTCGTTAGGTACTCTTCCCGCTTTAAGCAATCCTTTCTCAAAAGCTTCGCCCATTGTCATAGGTTCTGCTTCAATCTGTTTTGTTCCAATATATTTTTTCATCTTATTTTACGCTTACCTCTACAGCATTAGGTCTTGTTATTGTTAAAGTAAATTCCATCCAGCTATAACGTCCGACATTTCAGCCTCTCTCCCATTCTCAACCTTGCTCATCCCGGCCACGATCCGGATCATCTGCTCACGATCGTTGATGTTGATAGGATCATCAGCCGGGATACCGGCGTAATCGGATACGGCCTTAATGTAAGCGTCCGTATCATTCTCGTTTTCCGGCGCCCATCTTCCTATCATCTTGCGGATCGTGTCCAGCTTATAGTTCCGGTAATAGTTAGACAGGATCTTGAAGATCGCCCGATAGCCATAGGCCATAGTCTCGAACTGCTTAAACGACTTGTCCTTGCTAGGTCGTATCTCGCCTTGAAAGAGATCACTATTGATCCGAATGTTTCCGGGGTTGCAGTTTCGCAACCCTCTAGGTAATTTTTTCTCTGCCATTGTTATTTGATTTTATTCGTATATTTGTGACGCTTTGTTAACCTTGCTATCCTCCCTTGCGAAAGACAGGAAGCTAAAATTTATTCGGCTCCCCTATCCTTTTGGATCTGGGGAGCCTTTTTTATTCTTTGTCTTGTTATACTCATCCAAGAAATTGACCTTTCTGATAAATTTCACGGCGGCAACCCAATACAAGAAGGCTATCACCTTGTTATCAGGGAATACCTTGCCCATGTTCTTCAAGACATTAGTACCGTAAAACCATATCATCGCCCACGTGATCCAAGATACAAAGGCTTTGGCGTTATCCTCCGATATATCCATCATCACGCCTATCCAAAACGAAATGATAATTATCAGAAAATACACAAGCATGTACACCCAGCTACGGATGAACTTGCTTTTCCTAAAGTCACCGTGATCCGCAGCCAACCCCCAGAACGTATCGATGAAGGCCAGCGACAGGATCACCACCAAGAAGTTCTCGATCGGCGACACGAAGTCCATCGCCGTGACAACGGCGGCTATGGCGATGGACTTTAACCAATTGGCGATGTCGGATATGTAGGAGAGATAACGATAATAACACATATTTAATATTTATAATATAGTTTTATGGAATTGAAAAATCTTGAAGCAATAAAATCATGGCCAATATTACCGGGATGTCCATTAAGTACACTTGACATAACATCAGACTTATTCCATTCTGTACCATCCGATTTAGGAGGAATTGGTGATAATATAGCACTATATATATTATTTTGAGTACCAGTATTAACACCTATATAAGAGAATGGAGTATGATAATGATTTGCTATATTCTTCAATACCTCATTTTTTGAACTAATACTGTTAGTAGGAGCTTCAACAGAAAACATAGAGGAAACAAACACAGGTATATTATTTTTACCAGATAATATGTGATTATCAAGCAAATCAATAGCCTGTGTGTCAAAATCATCCCATTCTTTTACATTTTCTCCAACCCTAAATACAACGCAATCAAAATCAATATCTTGTATATAATCTAATTTGCTTTTTTCGAAACCGTGAGTATTACCTTCCCAAGGTACAATGTTGATTATTCCTGCTATTTCCGCATTAGGGATAATAGATTTAATCATGGTATCAATTCTATGCACAAAATCTTTTTCCTTTGTTTCTGCAGCCATACCCCATGCCTCAGTAGGTGTCCAACCTTTTGATTCATCTGGAATATGAGATACAAACGAATTTCCAAGGTATAATATTTTCTTGCAAGATATTTTACTTGCTGAGATTTGACCAGAGTCAGATATTGATAGTATAAATCTATCACCATTTGGCGATACCATTACATTAGGCGAATTAGCGTTACTTAAATAATTTATTTTTTCCTTTATATTAAAATTCTCTAATTCCTTAAGTCTTTTATCCAAATTAGTATCACCTATAAGTGAACCCTCTCCGTCTAAGCCCATATACATTCTTCCTATATAGACCGTCACATCACCTGCTTGTAGAGGTGTAAAAATTCCCAAAGCACCTACTTTTGCATTTTTAAGTGATTCAGTAACTTCTATATCCTTAAATTCAAGAACATTATATCCTCTATACATAGTAGTTACACCTTCTACAACTTGATTTGCTACCAATTTTCTAAAATTTGCATAAACACCGTCTATATAAACTTCTGCTAAAATCTTAATCTTTTGTCCAACTTTTACCCAATTTGGAATGTATTGCATAAATATTCGACAATCTTTAATATCTTCTCCACCACTATATTTGAACATATTACCTTCATAGTTGAATATAGTATTTTCAGCAAGTTCCGCATTATATGTTCCAACGGAAACATCACTATTGACATCTGTAGGTGAAGTAAGGAAGTTATGAGAATTATTAACTTTCAATGAGTTCAATTTATTAGTGATATCTTTCGTAGTATCATCTAATGAATTTAATCTTTTGTATATATTGTAATCACCCAGTGAGCTTCCATTAGTATCATATCCAATATAAACTCTTCCTATTGTAATTTTACATGGATAGGCAAATGTTTGAATAGGAAAAAATAATACAACAGAAGAATATATGGCATCTTTCATGGATTGAGTAACTTCTATACTATCAGATTTATATACAGAATACCCATTTACTATTTTTTTTTCATTCAGTCTGCTGGAGCTTCCTGCTTTTAAAACACTAAAATTGACGTAATATTTATCTGGGATATCCTCTGCAAAAACTTCAGCAACAACTTTAATCATAGATCCAACTCTTACGTCATCAGGAAGTTTTTGTAATATTATACGACAATCTACCACATCGCTATCTGTACCATGAAATTTGCAAACATTGCCATTATAATTAAATACAGTATTCTCTTCAACTACTCCATTTAAAATATTACAGTTGCTATCAACAATATTAAATGTATCTCTAATAAAGTTATATGAACCTAAAATATTAGTTTTATTTTCTATATCTAATGATTGTTCTGTGTTTTTTAAATATAGATTTTGTATATTATTGTATATATTATTATCTCCTATGATAGAACCATAATTATCGTACCCAATATATACTCTACCAACCTCTATTGAAGCAGGTTCCACATATCTTATTATAAAAATTCCTATAGATTTTATCTCTTGTGAATATATTATCTCTGCTTGATATTTATATATTCCATCCTTATTATATTCTTTCGAAGTATGATTTATTACATTTTCATTGTTAGTAATAATTCTGATTTGATTATTACCTCCTTTTGGAGTTCCTTTTACACTAATTTCTGCTATAATCTTAATTTTTCTTCCATATTCAACATATTCTGGAATATTACTCAATATATACCTAAAATCAAGTAATCCTGAATCACTATTTTCAAAGTAAACAGATTTACCGACATAATCAAATGTATTATTATCTTTAATTATACCATTAGGCGTTATAGTTATATTCTCATCTTTAGTTATGTCATAACAATCTTTAATGAAATTAGTACTTCCTAAAACGATAAATTTGTCCGTAACATTACTTACCTCCCCCCTCAAGCTCGTCTCCCTTGCGTCCGTGCCAATCCACTCCCCCGCCTCATGATCAGCCGTGAACTCGTACAAGAGACCGCCGTAATTAACGATATCGCCTTTTACGTAGGGCTTGGTATCGGAGAAGACAGGGTACGTGTCTAGGCCGACGATGGATGAAACAGCCTTTTGGCTCATGACCTCCGTCTCGCTATTCCCGATCGTCTGAACCACCCCGGCGGCTATGCTTTGGAAAACCCCGTTATCCACCCATCCAGAATCGTTATACACGTACATCCGGTATATAGGATTCTTATGTTCCGTGTCCTCAGCCGCGTACGTAGGGCCTACCATGTAGATATCACCCTGTTTCACGCCCGTAGAGGGCAGGGCTGACGAGGTAGCGACATACCCCTTTATATACAGGTCTTGCGTGAACGGCTTTGACAGGTCAGACCATGTTTTCTGATCCCGTGATATCTGGATCTTATTGTCTTGAAAGCGGAACCAAGCGGCGATATACTCAGAGATCTCATTCCATACCTCTCCATCATACGAGTATTGAAGCTTGTTATTAACCGTGCGAAGCATGGGAGTAAGCCCATTATCCCCTTTAGGTCCCTGCGCCTTGAAGCCGGAATCAACTCCATCTTGAAACCAATTGCCGTTAGAGCCTATGGTTATGTTACCCCCGACCGGGAGGGCGTCCGTTATCCTAGTCCAAGAGGAGTCAAGACGGAAGAAATCATCGGCGATACAAAGATCATAGGAGAGCTTCTCCGTTATCGTCTCATCCTCAAGGTTCTTGTAAGTGATTATGATACCCTTCCTTCTCATCCAGAAAGGTAACTGTACGCGGGTATCCCCCGCCGATCCCATCCAAGGCAAATACACGTTGTTGCATTTCCACAATATGGAATCAAGCCTCTCTTTCGTCCTAGCGTCATATACGGCCTGAATGTATGTCAACGGATAGATCGGAAAACGCTCGTTCTTATCCTTGGCCAGCTTGTCTAGCTGCTGTACGCTATCCCTCTCGTAACCCTCGCAAATATCTTTTCGCTCTTCCATGATGTATCGTGCTTTAGTTCGTTATACGTAAAATATGTTGTAGCCGGCGTTCAACTTCAAGATCAAGTCTAGGTCATTAGCCTTTACCCAATCCTCGCCTTCCTTCTTGTAAAGGGCCAGCTTGAATACGCTCGTATTATCTCGTTGATCTAACTTGTAGGTGTTCCCGGCCAGATAGAAAGGCTTACCTACCCTTATGTGCTGATTGCCGTTCTCCGTAAGATCGATGTTCTTACGGCCTTTGTACAATGTCCTTACCTTCGGCTTGTAGATACTGAATACAAGCTTGAATATCTTTCTGATGATCGTGTATATGAATTGTCTCATGATTATGATGTTTTAATGGTTATACGGTAGCTCCGGTAGCGTCAACCCAATTCGTGCCATCCCACCAAATAGGCTTGTTCAACGTGGTATCTTTATAAAAAAATCCCACCTTAACTCCTGTAGGCCTATCAGATGTACTTCCCGTTACCTTAGCATCATCCGGTTCTCCTAAAGAATTAACCCATCTAATGCCATTCCAATATATCATTCTTGTATTGGTAGTATCCCAATAAGGAAATGCTTTATTAGTTCCTTGTTCAAATACAGGTTTACTTATATAAGCTCCAATAAAATTATCAGATGTATATATTTCTGGTGTATGAATGTATTGCACCCATTTAGCTTTACCACTTTCTGTAAGGTGTTTTGTGACTAAAGATTTCGTATCTTTTACATATTTAGGTAAACCTAATGGAGTTCTAGTATATTCATTTAAGTCACTGTATGTTTCTACACTTCTTGGCGATTTATTAACTCCATTTTCTTTAAAAGCAAATTCGTTAATTGTATAAGATTTATCTCCTTGAAAATCAGAAAAAAGGACAATGTTTGGTTCAATATTTGTTGCAACTCTATTACTTTGAAATATCACTAACTCACAATTATCAGATTTACTAAATAAAGATCTTTCTGAAATAAAGTTTCTTATATAACACACAACTTTTCCGGTTATATTAAAGATGCCTTCATTTGGTATATTAGAAGATAAAAAGCTTACATTATCAAATGTAATTGTAGAATCAGCAAAATATGCACCAAAGGATAATTTAAATCTCGATGTGTTACTTTTAAAAGTTATTTTTTTATTATCAATCAAAGTTCCAAAAGTAAAATAATCGTTAATATCTTCTACTAAAATAATAGTATCAACATTATTATAATTACTATTATTTACAATTCTATCTAGGGCTTCCCTTAAGCTCAATGGGTCGGATTTACTAAAGCCAAAAGCATTTTCTACGCCTTTATTAGAAACATATACTCTTGTGTTAATATCAAAATCATATTTAATTCTATAATCTGAATTAAATATATAGCTTTTAATAGACCCCCTTTTGGCTACCTGTGGAGGCGTAATTTTAATACGACACACTTCTGTGGAATCATTAATTATCTTAACTCTAAACGCAAATGACTCTTTTAAATCCATTTTGCCACCCCAGCCATTTGAGTATTCTTCATATTCTGTATATCCATAACTTTGAGCACCTAAAGGGTGAAGCTCATTATACACTCCTCCTCTTGTATAAACAACGAATTTATCTAAATATTCATAATATGGTTCAATATTTACAATCTCACAATTACTTGCAGTAATAGCAACATTATAAATTTCGAATACACAATTTATCATAGTTATATTAGATAAATATGCAATCATACCATAAGCAAAAGTATAGCTTTCTCCTTTTAAATCAGTTCTATAAAGAAGAGTTGGTTCATCAAACATAAACATATCCTTAGAAGTAACTTCTAAATAAAGATATGTGTCATTAATATTTTTTTTATCTCTTACACATTGAATTGTTCTAAAAATAGACGTTGTTATTTCACAGCCACAAACTATTCCATGGATATATGAATGAATATTAATATTGTTAAATTCCGTATTCCAACAAGATGATATATACATACCTACTTTAGTACTTGTTGTCTGGATATTTTCTATATATGAATGTGTACATCCATATATTCTTAATGCTCCAAATGGTATTTTATCAATAGTTGTATCTCCTGTTATTGAGATATTTTTGATATTAAATCCAGATGTAC